TGAAAAGATTCGATTTACGACAGATTATGAGAGATGCCCACAGAACTTACAAGTATGTAGGCAAGAAACAAGGCAAGACCTTCGGTGAAGTTCTGAAATCAACATGGAAACTGGCAAAACTGAATGTTACAATGCAGGAAGAGCTGGCAAGACAACAGGAAGAAAGAAATAACAAAGTGTTCACTCCGGTCAAAGCAGAAAAAGTCACTTTCAAAGCCGAATGGTCAGACTGCTACAACTCCAACAGCCGTGGATATTTAGGCTCCCAGTACTGCGGAGATTAATAAGGACATTAATCAGGATTATCCTGTCCGGTCTCGATACCGGAAACAATCCGTAAAAGGTATGGCAGGAACTACATGGAGTG